ATTATTAATAATATGTTGTTTTTGGTTTAGGTTCTTATGTTCAAATTTTCCTAAAAATAATATAGTATATTAGAAACATGTCCGACTCAGATTCTAATCCCGTTGCTGTTGCCGAACCCGTTGCTGAACCCGTTGCTGTTGCTGAACCCGTTGCTGTTGCCGAACCTCCTGCCGAACCTGTTGCTGTGCATTCACTTTTTGATAACATCACCGAAAAGATTGAGAATATGAATACAGAAATGGATGCATTACTTGAAAATAATGTATCTAGCCTTACTGATTCTATCCATGATAAATTAGAAAACCTTCCGAGCATAATTGATAAAAAAATGGATATTATCATTAATCATATAATTAAACAAGTTAGTGTACGAGTCGATACTGTTATTTCTAATATGAATGCTAAAATTGCAGATGTTAGCGCAAAAGTAAATAATGATATTAACATTAAAGTTGATAAGATTGTAGGAGAAGTTGATAGAAAATTAGAAGAAATCGTTTTAAAGAAACAGGTGATGGTTGATGAAAAACTGAGTAAGGTTGACTCTAAAATGAAACATTGTTGTATTAGATTGTAATTAATTCCATACTTTGTTTTGGTATTTCAAAATCACGATCATCTGATTTCATATAGGAATTAATAAAATCATTAAGTATTTTAATAATGTCACCTCCATCATGTGGTCTAAGATACAATAAATATTGAAGAAGATTAAATGATCTAATCGCGTCATCTTCTTTAAAATAGGCTTTCATTATTATTTTCCATATCTTTTTATATGGGACAGATTCATCTATGATTTCTTTAATGTCATTATGTTTTTTAATAATACTTTTCATCGTCTGAAAATCATTTGCTTCAACGATTTCATTAAATACGTCAATATTACGTAATGGAACATTTGCAGCATCAATGAATAATTTCATTTTATCTTCATTTTTTATACGTGGAAATGCATTGAATCGAATATAATGATATAGATAAATAACAGAATAATGTTCATAATCATCAATAATTGCATTTTTTATATGTACTTTAGAGTGTTTAGCGGTTGTAGGGGATCTAGCTGATTTATATGATTTATATAATGTAGGTGAATGCCTATTACGTTTTCTGGTGTTTACATTTTTACCTCCAGATATATATGATTTTTCCATTGAAAATGTCTGCATAAATGTCCAAAAATTATCTACTGTATGCAATGCATATATAAAAACGGAGATGGATCCTTTGTTTGATTTTAGAATTTCAGAAAGGTTTGTGTCATTTGTAGTTGGATTAATATATGCAGAGTTAAATTTTTTTGATTTTAGAACATTCGAAAAATTTTCATATCGAGAGTTATTAAATGTTCCTCCAATACTTCTAGGACGTACGATATTTGGAGTTAGATTCATTGGAGTTACATTCATTGGAGTTTGACTTAGATTCATTTGACTATTTTGATTACGAACAGGAACAGGAGAAGGAACAGGAGAAGGAACAGGAGAAGGAACAGGAGAAGGAACAGGAGAAGGAACAGGAGAAGGAGATGTAGCTATTAAAGATGCAAGCATCTCTGTAAAATTTCCATGTGTATTATTATGTTTATTAAACCATTTATATGAAATTCCATGATGCTCATCTCGTAAAATAGGATCTCTTACAGTAGGCCCTAATAATTCAAAACAACCCCTATGATCATGTGCGTCTCCTGTTAAATTACACTCTAAACATAGTGTATTATTAATAAAACGTCTAAAAGCAGGTGTTAATTGCCGATACATTTCCTTTAATCTCCAGTATCTTAAATCATACACTAATCTTGTTGTATCTCTACTTTCACTATATCTTGTATTATAATTGTTCGTTTGTAAAAAATTACCACTTCGATGTTGTATTCTCGAATATCCAAAATCTATTATTCTTATTTCGTTATTTTCATTTATCATGATATTACCTGAATGAAAATCTCCATGATTATACATATAAGTATTATTACCTAGATGAGAAAGATTGCGAATGATTGGTAGTATTCTCATTAGAAAAATTTTAGTATAATTTTCTTTATTAAGACTTTCTTTTATAAGTGTGCTAATATCCCTGCGCATACATTCTGTTATCATGTACACATAATTCCTACTTTTTCCAATTAAATATATATGTGGTACTTGATTTGTTTGATTTAAAATAATATTTATGATTGCCTCTTTTATAACTGGATTAATGGGATGTTGTAAATCAACTGTTTGTCGCTTTAATGCATAAATCACACCGTTTTTTATTATCCTATATACAGTTCCATATGATCCCTGTCCACATTGTTGTATTATACGAAAATCATCAGGCGGGCCATTTTGATATCTAACGCGTAGAGTTGCAACATTTTCTGTAAGCATATCAATATGTCTACCGCCATGTGGTTGCCTATGACTATTCGCATTAATATTTTCATCTATATCTATTGTTATATCATCTCGTGTAATATCTCTAACACCCGTCCATGATTCCGGAGTTTGATCTATTACATAATTTATTCCAAATTGATTGAAATCCATTCTATTATAATCTTAAAATTTAAATCCAGCTAAGTCCATAATAAATCTGCCTACTTTATTTTCACCATTTATCGTCCCAGTTTCAGTGCGTTTCCCGCCAAGTTCAGAGGTATCGGAACTAACACTATACAGTAAATATTTACCATTATTTCGTGCATTTTCAACCGTTTCTCTAAATAGTTTATCATGTTCCCAACGATATTTAAGCGCATACATTAAAACATCATCTTTTATCGGAATCCATTTCATATCATTAAATACAACTTTATACTTATTTAGAGAACGAGACGCCATTGCACTTTTAATTTCAGTTGATTCATTTGTAATAACTTTTGATATGTAATCTTGATGAATTTTACCAGCAGAACTCATTAAACTCTCTGCAAGTTGTGGTTGATTGGAAGCTAGTTTAAATTTCATTGCAGCCATATAATGTTCGATCGATGGATATTTAATATCGGAATTATCTTCATCTGGAATTGGAAAAGGAGCAGAAATACTCAGCCAATGTTTATTGTTATTTTTGACATTCACTTTGCGTGGTTGATTTCCGAACATAATTATTTCAGCTGTTTTAAACTTTCTATCACGCGATGGTAATGTACCTTTTTCTTTTTCCTTTTCTACTTTTTCTTCCACTTTTTCTTCCACATCCAATGTAATTTTAGGCACTTCTACGGCACGTGTCTCGCCCATACGTTTAAATATAAACCAACGATTTAAGAATGAAAATTCCTTCACAGATTCAGGCATTGTATATTTTCTACCATTCTTTTCAGCCATTTTATAACTTTCATTAAATGTATTTGTACTAGAATGAAGCCCTAATTCTTTTAATGTATTTGCATCAAGTAATTCAAATCCAATATCAGATAATTTATTCTTAAGTAAATCAAATGGGACAAGATATTCTTTATGTGTCGCTCCAATACTAATAAATTCAACATCGATTCCAAGACCAATGGATTCATCATCTGCAGTTAACACATCATTGCTGTAATCTTTCGTAATGGACCATATTGGAATATCTCCTTCTTTTCCAATACGAGATCTACCTTTCTCAACATTCTTCAGTAAATTAAACACTTTATTTCCATCAAAGCAACATCCTACAAAGTATCCTCCGATTTTAACAGTTTCTGATAAGTTTTTAAGAAATCCATTTAGTTTTTCTGCATTTTCAAAGAAGTAATGAATCGCAAACATGCACGAGGCTACATCTGCTCCCGCTCGAAATGATCCAACCATTACTTTGTCGATATATTGAGGAACAGGCCCGTCTGTTGGATATTTTCCAAATATACTACGAAGCATATTACTTTCTTCAGGTGTAGTACCTGCCTCACCAGTAATAATATTTTTGCTACTATCACCAATAATAAATGCCATTTTAGGAACACGGTCAAATCCCAATTCAATGAGAGCATCCATGTAACGTTTATATATACCATTGGATGAATCTAAAATATTGTCACCTGCATAATCTATACCTACTACGTATTTTGCTCGATTAAATACCCATTTAAATAAATCACCTCCTTTACCACATGCAAGATCAAGTAAATGTTTATTTTCACCTCGCAATGTTTTTCGTAGTAGAATTTCATTCTTTATATATTTATTATGAAAATCCTGTAGACCTTTGATAAGGGCAATATTTTCTTGCGGGGCTTTACGTTCATAATATTTTTTACCGATATCCGATTCTCTTGATTTCGCGATATATTTCATTTCCTCTTCATTTGGAGCTTCATTACCTGTTCGGATCATGGACAGTGTAACAGGATTGTGAATCGAGTTCCATACACTATTTGCAGTGGCTTCGTCGTTCATAGTACCTGAATATTTCGTTTGTCCTTTTTTCGAGATAGCTTGTTGAAGTCGTTCTGTTTTATCATGGCGAATACGTGTTGGAATCCAGCGCCAACCAGGTTCACGACTCGGATCATATCGCATTTCAATAATCGAACGATCTTGTATTGGCTCTTTAGAATCTTCTGTCATAACATATTCTTCACCTGATTCAGGGTCTACCTCAACCATTACATTACATGTATTTGCCATTGTATCAGGAAAATCCATCGGATTAAATAGAATCGGTCGATATCTACCAGAATCTACATCTTTGGGAAGTGGTTGTTGTAGTAGAATTGTTTGACGAGGATTTTGCATAATAGATTCTTTACTACCTCCCACAAACAGTCGCATTGTTTTGTACTGAATGGTACTTTCACTACTTGGGTGAATAGTAGTTGTTATCTTATCCGCTTGAATATCCGAATCTTTCTCATAGTTAATTAAGAAATCGACGGTATTATCTTTAGACGGCTTCCATTTAAATTGATGATTCCATCGAACACCTGGATTGTCAGGAATGTGTTGCGTATTACTGGTTATGATTAAACCATCGGTATTATAATTTCGAGGAGTATCAAGTATTTTGGCGCATGCACTAAATATAGCATTTCCTGTTGCGAATTCGAAACTTTTAAGAGCAATGATAAGTTGGTTTGCATTTGTTACACCTTTTGCAATTACTTCCATTCCATCATTCCATGCAGTATACCATTTTTCCATCATATTATATCGATTGTTGTCTTCTCTGTCTAGAATTCCATCTTTAAATGTAATAAATGGAAGAGAATGTGTTGTTTCTTCATAATAATAAATATCAAATATAAGATAATGGTTAATGGTATTATCATGTTTAGAGAGTGTAACCCATTCCCCGTCTACCAGACTTGATGCACATTTCTCATTTTTAAGTCCAGTGCGATAAATTTTCATACTCATATCGATAAGGAATAATTCACCATTCTTATTGACAAATCCCATTGTACGAAGACCATCTGCTTTATCAGTAACATTGAAGCCTGATCGTATATTTGGAACAGAGTCATTGATTTCATCCATGTTTTTAACTTCCAATGTAATAGGGTTAACTCCCCGAAATCGATCTGTTCCTATAGCGGTGTATTCAGAACGCACCGAATTTGCAACAGATTTAGAAATAAGTAGTGTATTTTTCTGAATGGCACGCTGTACTTCACCGATTCCAGTAATCAAGGATTTAAGTGCAATTTCAGGAGTTTCTGTGTATTCTGTATCATGTAGTAATTCTACTTCCACTTCGTATCGCGGTATTTCTTGAAGAAAGTTATTTTCTTTAAATTCTTTCACCCATTCATATTCACCTCTTCCAGGTATATTACGTGTTTGACGTACCATTGACATATCAATACGAATTCCTTTACCTTGAAATGTCCATCTACGAATGAGTCGGAAGGCTTTCTTTTGATTTTTCCAATTATCCACAAGTTCTACGACACGTGGGTCTTTCTGACTTAATTCTTCTTCGCGTCGTATTTTAAAACGAATGTCATATTCTTTTAGATCAACATTACTATCTGGAAATGCTCTATCTTTAATCATTGCTGTAAAATTAGTACCTTGCAGAATATCATCTTCACAGTATTGTTGAAGAACACCTATGCCTTGAATCGATATACGTATACTATTCGGAGTAATAATACTTAAACGGTCATCTTGGGGAATTGATTCAAATCCTTTTGTTCGAAGTCGTTGTGCAATTTGAAGAAATGTGGTAGAATCAACAATACCTCCTGGACCAAAGGTTGTTTCTAATTCAAGTTTCTTATCCTTACTCCAATCTTGGATAAACTTACTTATAAGTTTAAATTGTTCAGATGTTAAGTCCATTCTAATGTAGAGTTATAAAAGTACCTTAAGCTTAATATAATATTTTATATCAATTTTATATTAATAAATCAAAAAAAATAAATAAAATCCCCATAAATCTAATTCCATCTGGTAAATACTTTAATACAATTTGCACGGCCAAGGCGAACTGATAAAATATCCTTTGTTACTTTTCGGTCTGTTTCTTTCCATGTAGGTAATTGAGAAAGATGTTCAACAAGTTCTGTTTTAGGTATATCCACTTCAGGCCATTTAATAATCCATCCAGTCTGTTCAATATCAGTAAGCCATGATGCAATATGTATCTGTGTATCCGATGGAATGGCTACCCATCTAGCATGATAGTCTACAATCCACAGCGGTGTATCATGTTTCCAGTTGGAAGGATTGGAAGAGAATAGTATTTCCCCTTTTATACCAGATTGAACAGTACCTTCTTCAATTGTTTCTTGTATAGCTGATTTTATAAGAATAAATTGAATATTACACATGATAGAAATACCGTTAAATAAATCGTAGTGGTCTTTTTCTTCTAATCGGGTTCCATTATATACAGCACTAATTAATTCACTGATCTTTTTTCTTTTACGACTGATAGATGTATTTTTTAATTCATTTGTTTTTTGTTGCAATTCTGTAGTAAGATCAATAATTAGTTGAGTACGTACTGACGTGGAAGCAAGAGAATAGTATGTAGTATCATTTATACATGAAATAAGACCGATTATTCCTGATGGAGTAAGATTGCATGCAATGTATGTATCTAATCCAATATTTGTTAGATATTTCTCTTGCTGGATAGGAATCTCAATAGAATCAAGTGCTCTTGTTCTATTCGGATTATTATTTGAATACGAAAGTAATTCGTTGTACGTAACATTTTGATATTTAGCCATTGTTATATTATATATTATACTATTTTAAGCCCCTCAAATTTTTTAATCTTTATAGTTCTCATTTTGAATACGAATGGTTTCTAATTCCTTTAATCGTACATCATGTTCATGTCTCGTTTTTAAACAAAAATTAATATATTCTTTTATCAGATGAAATGATTCATTTGATATAGTTGATAAATCAAAAAAGATACCATTTGAATTTTCTGTATAGGATTCTTTTGTTTTACGAATAATTCTAAATACTTCTTCTTGTTCAGGTGTATCTAATATTTTTATATTTTCAAATAACAATTTCCTTTCTGATTTTTCTAATACTTTTTCCTCGTAAGGGTCGATCATTTCTAATTCCGTAAAGATGATAAGATATTATTAATAATCGCATTCTATGGTTCTGCATCTACTTCCACTTCTTCATCTTCTGGTTTTTCTGGTTCTTCTGTTTCAACTTCTGGTTCTTCTAGTTCTTCAACTTCTGGTTCTTCAACTTCTGGTTTTTCTAGTTCATCTTCTTCATCTTCTTCTTCTTCATCTTCTTCATCTTCTTCTGCTTCTTCATCTTCCACTTCTTCGATTTTATCCACTTTATCAGATTGTTTTGAAATAAATATTCCACTTGCTAATATATATTTATCGTTGATTTGAAATTTAGAACGTTTTAATTCAACTTCAATGATATCATCTACTTCAACAGAGTCGTATTCTTCACTTCCAATGTGAAAGTCACGCGGAACCTGTACACGGATTGCTTTATTATATTCAACATATAGCCCCATTTTATTTTTACGAATTACTTTTCCTGTCACTCGAACTCCATCTGCAGGGTATATAATTTTCCCTTTTAGTTTAACATAATATGTAGCATCTCCTGTTTTATTTCCATCTTCAAATCGGCCCATCGATCTAGAAACAAGTTCCAAGAAACCGGGAAGGACATATCCATTTTCAGAACATTTCCCTTCCATAAGTTCTTTTGCCTTTTCAAGTATAATATCATCGATAGATTTACTCTTGATTTTATTAAAATCATATGGGTTAAGATTTATTTTCTTCTCGAAGAAAGAGATGGATTCCATTATACTAATATCACATGGACTTTAGAGTGTCAATTTTTTTTAAGTCTAAACAAACCTTTGTGGCCAGTATATATGGATGCAACAGGTCTATAGAACCACCGTTTGTTTTGTATCTTATCTGCATCTAAAAATCGAATAAGAAGATTCATTAATGTACATGCCCTTGTAGAATTTTTAATTTTCCGTGTACCAATCATTTCTCGATTTAAATCAAAATCCGATTTTCCATTCATTTTTAGAATGTCACCTATTTTTATAAGGTTTTTAATGTGTTCTATGGTATTACTCACATTACTGCATTGTTTACCTCTTTTAGGTTGTTCTCCTTCTTCAGGAGGCTCGGCTGTTTTAAAAACGATCTCTCCATTTTTAGGAACAAGGAATCCATAGATAGGTCCTGTTGTGCTTGTATTAACCCTCAATGAAAAATCTTCTTGGTCATCCTTTATTGTATCAATTATAACACTAGCACATGGAGTACCTTTACACATATATTCTATTTCGCCATTTGTTGGATTTATAAACCGATTTACCACTACTCTTCCAAGTATATATTGGTTTTCTTCTATGCATTCAAGCGTATTTAATTCGGTAGAGTAAACTAAAAATTTCTTTTCTTCTAGTGTTAACCATTCATCCCACAGGTAAAATAATATTGTTTTTCGGAAAGCATCTGGATTTTTATTAAGAGATTTGTGAAATGATGCATGAAATAATCCTATCATTTCAACAATTTGTGCATATTTCTCTTTTTTTTCATCATCGTACTGAGCCTTTTCTACAATTCTACTATCAATCTGACTAGGGATATTGAATGTTGTATTTGTTGATAAATTTGTACACCATTCATACATTGCTTCCCAAAATGTTTCAACGGTTCCTCCTATTTCCTGTTTTTCTTCTACTATTTCAGGCATTTCAAATTCAATTGGTGTATATATATCGCGTTTAATTGGAAATTTACCAACACGAATCGCTAATGGTATATTTAAATCGACATATACATTTGGTTGAAAAATATAATAATTATTACAATACCGAATATATCCAGATAGATCTCCATGTTGCACTTGAAAGTTTTTATTATCAACTATACTTGTAAGTAAATGAACCGCTGTAAATCTGGGAACATCTGATAATATATCCCATAGATGATCTGATTGATAAAATGCCTGATCTTTAAAAAGATTTTTAATTCTAGTTTTCAATTGATCGGTACGCCATCTCGATGAAAATTCATCATAGGTAGAATCATCAAATTCTTTCATATTTATTTTTGGTTTACATTCATATTCACATGTTTCAATCCAATCACATATCGCAGTAAAAGGCATATCATTAATATTAATATCTCTCATTTGTCCTTGAGAGTTAAGTTCTGGCATGGAGTCTTGGCCTCTTATAATAATTGCATTATTATTAAGATTGCAATCAATTGCACCTTGTTTCATTGTTCTTGTGACACGGCCAACTAACACAGCTTTTTTAAATCCAACTCGATAACTATATAAATCAGCCGTTTCACGTGGATCATCTGGAAGAACACCTACATATAAATATACAGTGTTGTTTCTCTTTTCTTTGGGAAGAGCGCAGTGAGATAAAAAACGAATGGCACGGCCTAAAATTTGTTCTGTTTTATTTAAATGAAACCATGAATCAATTATATGAGTTTCGCGAACAAACCGCAAATCTACACCTTCAGATGAAATTTGTGATCCAATTATTATTTTCATTTTGGAACCATCTGAATTATTAAATGCTCTTTGACCATTAATTGTTTGATCATTATGAGGAGAGATTGTTATATCACCTGTTAAAATTCCATAATAGGCAGGACGAAATGTATGATTTGAATTTCCATGGTCTTTTTCTCTTTTTGGACAAAGTGCACATTGCTTTCCACCAGGTGTTTGAAGACCATTTACCAATAATCCCGATTTTCTTCCATATGCAGTATAACCATTTGCCTCTAATGCAAGTGCTAATGGGATTGCTCCTGCATTTACAAAACGTGTGTAAGCAAATATACATCCTTCTGCCGTTTTAATTCGATTGATTAAGAATTCGAATTTAGGACTATATTTTGCAAGTTCACCAACGCCTAGCCATTTTGCCCCACCTTCTTCTTTTGCTTTGTATCGTTTCTCTCCACCAGATGTTTCAATATTAAAAATTCTACTTAGGCCACTGATATCCGTTCTTTCTTTAAACCCTTCTAAATTATCTTGTTCACCAGGTACAATGAAATTACCAGCATGAACGAGTTTTTCTATGTCCACGTAATTTAGACCTTTTCCAGGAGGCAATGCATTCATGAACGCAAGTGTTGCTTTTAGTACATCCCCTTCAAGCATAATAGGGACTAATGGCAAATGTTTCGCAAATGTATTATCATCTGTAATTGGATTTCCGCGAGGATTTAATTCGGGATATGTGAATGATCTTATATTTGTAGGAAATAAACGTACAGGAAATGATATTGGGTTTTCACCTCTCATAAAACTTACATATCGTTGTGAAATATATATTAACATTTTTTCACCCTTTGTAGTGATATTGCCTTCTCTATCAAATATATCTGCTTCTGTAATGGTTGCTTTTTTATCATTAATAAGAAGTAAATTTAATATGAAAATTATTTCCTTATATGTATTGTACATTGGTGTAGCGGTTAACGCACAGAATTTCATACCTTCTGAATATTGCAGTACATCGCGAAGATAAGGAGTTAGAAGTTTTCCTCCAGCAGAATCTCCTTTTTCTACTTTTCCACCAGGAAAGTTAGAATCTGTTTCGGATTCGTCCACCACATCACGAAGATTATGTGCTTCATCTATAATTAATAATTTTCCACTGAACTTTTTACGAATATAATCTTTTTTGAGTTGAAGTTTACGTTCATTTGGAATATTATCTGGAATACCTTTTAATGTATCGCGAATATAATTTGCAAATGAAATGTATCCAAATACTTTGTAGCGTGTACGAATTGCTTTATTGATGGCTTTATCTATTTTGTTAATATCTCTTTCATATAATGTATTTGTTATTTTCATATAGGTTGTACCTGTGCATTGTTCCGCCGAATTTGGTTCATTTCCTTCTCCTAATACAACTTTTGTTATATCAAAAATAGTTCGAAAAAATCCTTGTTGAATGGTGGGAGGAGCTACAAGAAATACTTCATTTCGAGGATAAGATTCTAACCAACTTTCTGTAATCTGTACTGCTGCACATGTTTTACCTACACCGACACCATGATAAAGTAGAGCAGACATGTATGGTGTTTTAGGGGATATGAAATTTGCATTAAATCGTTGAACAGGAGTTACTTCAAATGTAGAATTATCTTCACATGGATCGAGATTGGGTTTCCATGTTTTCTGAAGAGATTCTGCAAATTCTCTTTTTGCTAATAGTTTTTGTAAAAATTCAGGATCTTTTATATCGGGATATGAACCAGTCTCATCTTCCCAATTTTTAACATATTCGGATGGAAACAAGTCTCTGCGCTGTAGTTCTTTAAGAATTCCATCTCGTTGTGCAAATCCATTTACTGTATCCCATCCAGTTGTATCCCATAGGTCTTTTATTTCGGCATCTGTATATGATTCAAATTCAGGGCTTTCTTCAATAGGGCTTTCTTCAATAGGACTTTCTTCAGGACTTTCTTCACTTTCTTCACTTACAGGACTTTCTTCAATAGGACTTTCTTCACTTTCTTCAATAGGGCTTTCTTCAATAGGGCTTTCTTCAATAGGACTTTCTTCAATAGGACTTTCTTCACTTTCTTCACTTTCTTCAATAGGACTTTCTTCAATAGGACTTTCTAAAGGACTTTCTTCAATAGGACTTTCTTCAATACTTTCTTCACTTTCATTTATATCATCCAATGGTTTTACATCCGATATGTTTGACATTACTATTAATACTAATATTTCATTTTATATTAAAACGCCTCAATATTTTTGATACCGAATGGATCGAGGTAATTCATTCGTATAAATTGGATGAAAATTGCGCATGATTTTACCAGCTTTAAGCAATATTTCTCGTTTTTCTACATTATCCGGACGAATCTTTAAAACTGCATCATCCAATGAACACCATTGAATTGCTCCAATTTCTCGTGTCATATGAGGATTATCTATATTCATTTTAACTTCAATATTATTACAAATGGCTATATAGTATTTATGACAATAATGCACCTGATTTGAACCAAAAAATGTTTCTGAAATAGGAAATGTATTTTGAATTACTATAAAATCAGACCGTTTAAGTCCAGTTTCTTCTTGAAATTCACGTGTCGCACAATTTATATCGGTTTCATGAGGATTGCGACGCCCTTTTGGAAATCCCCATTCAGGATCAACCCATTTACTCGGATTTTCTTTAATTAATAATTCAACTCTAGATTTAATCTGTGCATATTTTTTTTCAGAAGTATCATAATTATTTTTATGAGATTTAAGATTCGAATTTTCACCCCATACACTATTCCATAATTCATCAAATGTCATAGAAATAATATTACGTTGCTCATTTTGAGTCATACCCCTTAACAGTTTACCAATATAGTCATCATCATATTGATTATATTTTCCTCTTATAAATTCAACATATGCTATGGAATCTTTTCGCTGAATAAGTAAAAATTGTATAGAATCATCTTGACTGATGTTATTTGATTTTAAAAACAAAGGCGCGTTTATATTATTCTGATATTTAACAGCAATAATTCCATAACTTGTCACAGGTAATGTACAATTGCGAAAAAAATGGCCACTTAATCCACAATTTGTACAATGTTGTATCCGGTCATCCATTTTTAGGATCTATTTATGATATAATAATTATAAAGGCTTTAAATCGATCATTGAGTAAAAAGTCAATAATGATTTAATAATGAATTAATAGAATGCAGTTTCCACCGAGTGTATGGGGCCCATTTTTTTGGCATACGATGCATATTGTTTCTTTAGGATATCCAAAAAATCCAACATATACTGATAAAAAATGCGCAAAAGAATTTTATGAATCACTTGCATTTATTATTCCATGTGCAATTTGCAGACAACATTATAAAGAGCATATTGGAAAAAATCCATTGACACCCTTTTTAGATTCTAGAGATGATCTAATTAAATGGACGATTGATATCCATAATTCCGTAAATAAAATGTTAAATAAACCTGAGTGGACCCAATATGAAGTAATATCATATTATGAAAGACTAGGACGTAGAAATCGTTCCCCAGTATGGACCAAAGAAGATATGAAAGAAGTAGACTATCGTTCATTTATAAAAGGATTTATTACAGGATTTGTTATATTTGGAGCTGTGGGTAGTACTTTCTATTTTATTAATAAAAAGAATATTTAGAATGGGTGACATAAAAGCAACATCTGGTCCTCGCAATATAGACAAATATCTTTTGAATTCAAGCTATCGTGCAACAGATGCAAAAGATGTTGGAAGACCAGGAAAAGATTTTGATATTAAAACAAAAGGAAAGGAACTATTTAATAAAGCAAAGTTTGATACAAGTTATATAAAAAATAAATTCACAAGTGGGATTGGTGCTATTCATATGCCCACAGGGATGCCAACAGGTATGGGTTCGTTTGGGATGGGTTCGTTTGGGATGGGTTCGTTTGGGATGGGAATGGGTTCATTTGGTGCAAATGCAAGTGTAATAGCTCGTGTATTTGCATACTTGTTTTCAATATTGGTCGTAGTATTTATTATGCTTTTATTTATCCATTACTTTATTGTGCCAGTATTTAGTTTTTCCCCAGGTTCGTCCGGTATAATACCTATTCCAGGGTTTGATGTTGGTAAATTATTCTGGGATAAAACAAATCCTGGTCAGATTCTCAATAAGGATTTGCCAATTAGTTTTTTGTATTATAATTATACATTAAATCTTGATATATTCATACAAAATCCATTCCAATTTTCAAAATATCCACGAATCCTATTGAGTCGTGGTAAAGTATCTACTCCATCTGTAAGTAATTCGTCTAATAACACACTTCTAAGCATTATAGATAATTATAACTTAGTAATTGCATTATTACCTGACACAAATGATATTCTCGTTTCTGTTCTAAATAAGGATAATGGAATGGAAAATGCAATAATAAGAAATGTACCTATACAGGAATCCTTTCGAATTAGCGTGGTTGTCATGGAAGTAGCATTAGAAGTGTACATAAATGGGCATTTAATAAAAACAAGACAGTTTAGTGCTCCTCCAAAAGACGTAAAAGATGATATATATCCTGCATCTGGTATGGAAAAAAATATAGCAAAACTCAGAAATCTTAAAATATGGGCAAAACTTCTCACCGTGTCAGAAATTAAATATGCCACTCCCAAATTAAGTTCAGATATAGATTTTAATGCAGATCAAATGCCTAGTTCATCCACATGTGGAATAAATGTTGTACCCGATACACCTGTGCCAGAAGAAGACATATCTGGAATAACGAGTGCATTAAATTCATTTTCTAATAATTAGAATGTTACGTACGGTTCTAATTACATGCGCTGTATTTTTGGTCGCCGCGTATATAATTATATATGTAATTTTTAAAGATCCTGATACAAATATATTACATACTATGTTATCTCTGAATAAAAAAAATGATATCGTATATTCTGATATTACGAAATCAACCCTACTTACCACTGCTGGCTCATCTGTAATGGGATTTTTCAGATTAAATGATGGAGATAGGACTGTAAAATATGCAAACAGTTTTACTCCATTATTATATGTTGATAATAACTGGTATTTAGAAATAACTCCTGCACCACTTGGAAGGGATAAAGTATCTACACGTCTCCGAGTTTACACAAATAGCAATGGATTAAAAGAGGAAATCATAGATTTACCACAAATTTCAAAACAAAAATGGATATTTATTGCGATTTTAAGGGATGGTCGCAGATTTGATATTATTTATGATAATGCAATTGTAGCATCACAGAGACTAACAAATTATCCGGTTGTCATGGGTAATTCATTATCTGTAGGAAATAAAGGGCTTAGTGGATCCGCTATTCATTTTATGATTCATAAAAAAAGAATGTCTCCTAATGACGTTGAACGCGAAAGACTTAAATATATAGATACAAACAATAATATATTAGAAAGTGATTTAACGAATATCAGTATTCCAAACTTAAAACTACTAGCTCGATGTCCTTCCGGTTTACATTGTGATACTGTAACACAGCCCCCAAATCACAATTTATTAAAATGGGAAACGCCCTATGCGTAACCCTATGTATAAATATCCCTGTATTTGTCAGGGATGGAAGGTGCTAATACAACTCCGATTCGAAAGTCAATTCCAGTCGTACTAATTTTAGCAGGTATTATTGGGCTATATTACTTATATTATTACTTATACGGTCCTAAGATCAATAAAATATATAAATTACTGGATGATAACATATCCGCAACGATAGATCCTATTAAACCAATCATAATTACATCCGATAAATTACCAATGTTATATGAAGGTGGTGAATTTACTATTTCAACATGGTTGTATATTAATAATTGGTCCTATAGAAATGGATTTTCAAAATCAATCATTAGCATTGGTGGGCCTAATTTTGATATAATTCGTATCTATTTAGGGGGTTATAAACCACAATTAAATGTTAGGTTACATACACGAGAATCTGGTTCAGATACATCAGAATCGCTTGAAAGGTCTACTGTAAATATGGTATTTAACAGTCTACAAACTGGATCTGGTTTAATGGATTCGTTGCAGATATGCGACTTACCTGAAATCGAGATGCAACGATGGGTTAACATAACGGTAGCAGTGAATAATAAAACAGTAGATGTATATTTAAGTGGTAAGTTAGCACGATCATGTGTATTACCTAAACAGTTTAAGGTGGATGGAGGAGGATATTCGGCAAATTTATTGGCATACGGTGGGTTTGGAGGACAACTCTCTTGCACAAATATGTTCGATACTGCATTAAACCCTGAGCAAGTTTATAAAAATTATATGCTTGGCCCTGAGCCTCAAAATGATACAAATAATTGGATCATATATTTATTATTGATTATTATATTAATATATTCACTGACTGGAAATAGTCAAATGATAACATATATTTCCATAAGTGTAATAGTAATATATATATTTTATATGCAAACGAAAACACAAACACAAAAAATTCAAACTAGTCTAATTAATACAAATAAATAATACAAATAAATAAGAGAATGAATGCCCCATATATCAAAACAAATTCTAATCAAAATTCTAATCAAAATTCCGGTACAATGAATGAATTTATGTTTGGAATAGGATTAGTAATAGCAGTATATTTATCATTTGTATTTGTGGAAGTGGTCTATAAATATCTAAACCGAATGGCAATAAACAGGACTGAATTGCTCCCTTATACATGCAGTATGGATGATAGATCTATTAATATTCCGCAAAATCCTAACTTAGATGATTCTAAAACAGTCCATTTTTCAGATAATGAACGCACTGGCGTTGAATTTAGTTATTCCTTTTATTTATATGCACATCCATCCGCATTTCGACAAGAATTAGGATTACTACATATTTTTCACAAAGGATATTCACAGCAATTTCCTCTTCTAGCACCTGGTGTTTATATGCGATCCGATACAAATACCCTTCGTGTATATATGAATACGTATAAGACATGGAATAATTACGTAGAAGTAGACAATTTTCCAATTAGTAAATGGGTTCACACTGTGGTTGTATGCAAGGAAAATTCCCTTGAAATTTACATAAACGGTAATTTATCCAAGAAAATGTCATTTGAAGGTTTTGCACCGTATCAAAACTATGAAGATATATCCTGTTTCAGTCAGAGACGACTTACATTAAATAATACAACTGTGCCATCTACTGATCCAACTGGGTTTAATGTGTTTGGATCCATGAAAGGTATGATGAGTCGCCTTATTTATTTTAGTTATGCATTGTGTTATGCCGAAATTCAAGAGTTAATGAATGAAGGGCCTTCTAAAAAAATAGATCCTTCTATGAATAATGCAAATATCCCTCCATATCTAGATGATACTTGGTGGAATCAGGGATATTAATCTGGAGATATAATATGGAGATTGACGCTATCTTGAAAAAGAATTCAATCGAAGATTTAGAAAAATTTATTAAAAAACGCGCGTGTCTAAATAATTGTAATATGTATTTAACATATCTATTTCATTTTTTACAAACATGTGGTATGATAACAACTACATTATCTGCTAGTTATGAATATAAAGAAATCTTATGGGTTGGTATTGGAATTAATGCACTTGCCACTCTCATTAGTGTGTACGAAAAAATAAATAAGTCTGTATCGAATAAATTATTAGAAAACATTAAAAATATTAAAGCAGGGGAATATTTGGATGAATCGAATGAATTAAATATAGATGAAAAACCTAAGTAGATATGTTTTGTCCGTGTATCAAACCATCGCATGCAGAATTTAGAAATACATTTAATGATTATAAAAACACGTTTTGTTCGCAAAACATATTTACGATAAATGAATATGTTGTAAATATTCGTTTATTACATAATGATGTTAAAAAAGCAGGATTAATAGAATTATTAAATGAAATTGAAGCATTTCAGGAAAAAGTATCAGAAAGAGTAAAAGACTTAATGCGATTTCATGGAAATGTACGATAATTTTATCATATTTACCATTTAAAGGATATATATTATACACAACTAGCAATGCCAGGTGGAGGTCTATATTCATTAGTTGCCTACGGAGCACAAAATGTACTTTTAAGTGGTAATCCAGACTTCACTTATTTTTATAAAACATATAAAAAATATGCACATTTTGCGGAAGAATCAGTGACATTTTCCATGGATGGGCCTCAAGATTTATCATATGATCAGCCCATTCAAGTACGTCTTAAAATACAGCGTATTGCTGATTTAGTACGTGATATGTACTTCTTAATAGATTTACCAGATATATATTGTAAATATATTGAGAATTTACCAGCAAATACTCCAAATGGAATAAGAAAAAGTCAATACAATTTTGCATGGGTCGAATATGTTGGGTGCCATATTATTCAAAATCTCGGATTTTTCATTGGTGGTCAAAAAATTCAGGAATTTGATGGGACTTATATGATTGCAAAGGCTCAAGCAGACCTCGATGCAACTAATATCAAAAAATGGAATAATTTAGTCGGAAATATACCAGAAATATATGATCCTGCTAATGGACTATATGGTGGTGGAATAACAGGAAAAGGATATCCATTGGTGTACAATAATAACGGCATAAATGCACTAACAAGTGTACCACCTAATATAAATCGCCCATCGATTCAAGGGAGAACACTGCAAATTCCACTTTCATTCTGGTTTACAGAATCTACTTTTGAGTCACTTCCTTTGGTATCTTTACAGTATCAAGAGTGTGAAATCCAAATCACATTGCGACCTATCAATCAGTTATATAGAGTGAATGATATTAATGGATATTCAGTCGCCCCTGGATATTTATATAATTCATCTCCTATTATTTATCAACCTGAAAATGTATATTATACCGCCATATCAAATATTTCAGATATAACGATTAATAATTTTTTAACGGATATTGGTACTCCGAATCCATTATTAAATACATGGCCGTTAAATCCCAGAATTCAGATGACGTATGTTTTTTTAACAGACGAAGAGCGTAAACAATTTTCATCTGAACCGTTGCAGTATTTAACACGACAAATAACAACATATGAATTTGAAGGATTGACAAATAGAGAAATTGTGGAACTTCGAACACATAATCCAATTGAACGGATGATTATTGTACCACGGCGATCAGATTCATTGCTCTATCGAAATCAAACCGCAAATTTTTCAAATTGGATAAATCCATTAAAACCTCCATTTATTACATCAGGAACACCCCAACCAAATTATGGGCCTCCTGTAAATCCTTGGCCACCAAATGTAAATCTCACATCTGCTACGGGAAATTATGTAATCAATGGACAACGATCTATCATGCGTGCACTAACAGTATTGGGTGATGGTAACCCATTACAAGAAGAAAAACCGGCTGAATATTTTAAAGAAGTCGTACCATGGAAATATTTAACAGGTATTCCAGATACGGAATTATTAATATATCCGTTTGCACTCCATTCTCCTACTACACAACCTGTTGGAACTATTAATAGCAGTCGTATTAAGTTATTTCAAGTTGATTTAAATGTTTACCCTTTACCTACAAATACTTTTTATACGTATAATATTACAGTATATGTTGAAAGCTTGAATTGGGTATCTATTTCTTCTGGTACAGGTGGATTAAAATATGCACTATAAGGATCTCCGCCAGGATTATATTAATAATTAAAAATAAAAGATTGTCATAGGGATGGCAGACGTAATAGGTGAATTTTTCACAAATATATGGAATAAAAGTTTATATAATTTACATATGTTTGCATATGATCCTGAAGCTGATAAATTTGCTAAAGATGCCGCAGACAAAGCAGAAGCAGATAGATTGGCTGCAGAAGCCGCAAAAGCAACAGGAGTACCAGTAACACCTGTAGATCCTCCACCAGTTGATCCTGCTACATTGCCTCATAAATTTAACTGGGGGCATGTGTTAAGAAAAGCATTCAATAAAACGATGAAATTTATGATACCATTTTTAGCAGTTGTGCTAGCAATCATTGTTACGAATGATATGATAGTATATCCTATTCCAATAAGGATTGTATTTTTTATATTTACGTTAGTGTTAACAATGTTTAATCCGTTTGCATTAGTATCTATATTATTATATTATATAATAAAAGCAGTTAAAATACGTACTGACAATAATGATGCATTAAAGAAAAATCCAAAAGCAGAAATTAAAAAGTTGTTTCCTACAATTTTTGCAGTGTTACCGATTAAATGTACTACACAAGGATTACCGTTATGGCAATCAATTATATTTGGATTATTTATTTATAGACCAGATAAACCAGAAGATAAATTACCTGAAATAAAACAAACATATTGGAACCATTTAATTGATTCGCTTAAATCATATAATGATTTAGAATTAAATGGAACAGGGGCAAGTATAGATATAGCAAAAGATAAATTAGGATCATATGATATGATGTCATTAGTACTTAATACAAATCCTGCTCCTGCTAATCCTGCTAATCCTGCTCCTGCTCCTGCTAATCCTGCTCCTGCTAATCCTGCTCCTGCTCCTGCTATTCCTGCTCCTGCTAATCCTGCTCCTGCTAATCCTGCTTCTATTCCTGCTCCTGCTAATCCTGCTTCTATTCCTGCTCCTCCTGCTCCTCCTGCTCCTCCTCCTGCTCCTCCTTCTGGTCCTCCTTCTGGTCCTCCTTCTGGTCCATAATCCCAACTTAAGGCAAATAAAATAAGTATTATACAATGCAAGTATCTGTTGTAACCCCAACATATAATCGACGCATGTTTATTCCAACATTAATCGATATATATAAAGCACAAACATTCCCAAAAGACAAAATGGAATGGATCATCATCGATGATGGCCGAGATAAAGTAGAAGACCTATTCATAAATGAATCTATACCAAATGTAAGATATATCCGCGTTGAAAAAAAGATGCGCATCGGCGAAAAACGAAATATGTTAAACAAGGAGGCAAAAGGAAACATTATTATAGCAATGGATGACGACGATTATTATCCTCCAGACAGAGTTTCCTCTGTAGTAGAAGCATTTCAAAAAAATCCTACCATTGAACTTGCAGGGAGTTCAGAAATGAATTTATATTACATTGATACGAAAAAGATCTATACAGTCGGCCCATATGATAAAAATCATGCAACAAACGGAACAATGGCCTGGAGAAAATCATATTCCAATAAACATACATACGACAATTATGTAACAAAAGCAGAAGAGATTACATATCTAGATAACTTTACACATCCAATGATACAATTAAACCCTTTAAGTACAATATTGGTAATGTGTCACACGGATAATACTGTAGATAAGAGTGAATTACGTACATATGAAAAATGCAAGCCATGCGTGTATCCATTAGAAGAATTAGTAAAAAATGATAAAATACGGGAATTTTATCTACGACTGGCCTAAAGCTTACGAATATCAACATACTAATTAGATGGATGGGTTTTTGTACAATACGTTAGAAATGTTAAACACTATATATAATAATACACTTCCTGAAATAAATGATACAAAGTGTATAGAATCAATCAAGACACCCTTATTTCCACATCAACTATCAATGGTAAACGGTATGAATCTGCACAGAGATAAAATGATTCACGGATTTATAGTAGGAAATAAGGTAATAAATGGAAAAATTGGGGTTATAGGAGATCCTCCAGGTACAGGTAAAACATTGAGCGTGTTAGCATATCTAGCATCTCAAAGGATGAATTCAAAAATGACGTCTGAATTATCATACAATTCATCAAAGTATTTTTTTTCACATGAATTATATGAATTATCAGATAAATCTGCTAATCTAATAATTGTTCCACATAGTTTATTTAATCAATGGGTACAAGATATAGCAAAACATACTACGATCTCATATGTTCCAATTGAAACAAGGCGTTTTCTTAAAAATAATATCGCAGATAATATTATTCATAGTAATTTTGTATTGACTACAAATAAATGCTATAAGTTTGTGCAAGAATATGCAATAGATCATGGAATTCAATGGAATAATATATTTATAGATGAAGCAACTTCGATATATTTTAATTCGTCCGATCCTCCTTTAAAATTCCAATTTTTGTGGTTTATTACAAACAACTGGATACCATTATTTTTTAAGAATCCGTCGATACCAAAGAGTAGTTTATATTATATAAAAGATAGAGTAAACATAAATCCAGATTTAGAAAGATGGTTATTAGACGGTATACATTATAACGGGTCACTTGCCTCATCTTTTCTAAAAGAATACGTGCCATTATTTCATGAAAATAGAGGATTGGTTATGTTACGAAATAAATCAATGGATTCAATACATTTACCTCTACTAAATGAAGTAATACAGTGTAAACCAAATATGACATTGACTTCACTAAGTCATTATTTATCGAAACATTCTGCACAGATCACAAATGTAACAAATCTGTTTCAGGCATTGGATATTGAATGCAAAGATGTACACGATTATACAAAAAATCATGAAAAAAAGCAGGATGTAATAAATAGAAAATATAAAGAAAATGAATGTGTCATTTGTTTAGATACATGTGAATATCCTACAATCGTAAATTGTTGTTACAATCTATACTGTGGAAAATGTCTGTTAAAAGCAATGTTAATTGCATGCAAATGCCCTACATGTAGAGCCACATTATCAATAAATAATATATGCTGTTTAACATTAATAGAAGAATCTAAACCAAAAATGAATGTATTTCTGGATATATTAAATAATAATAAATCTGGTAAATTTATCATATATTCTGCATTTAGTAATATATTTTATCAATTATTTGAAGAGATCGATAAATTGGGATTAAAAGCAGAACGAATCGATGGTTTATTTTCACTCCTTAAAATTGTTAAAAACTTTAATAAAGGGAAAACGAATATAATTTTTATATCCGATATTGAGGTAATACGAGGATTATCTTTAGAATCTACTTCTCATTTGATTTTTTACCACGACCAACCCGTTTACGAACTAAAACAGATTTTAATTCATGCGGGGCAGAGGATTGGGCGCCAAACCCCATTAAAGATAATTCATTTACATTCGGAGATTCAAGTTTAACGCCGAGTGTATCATACAGCTTACCTGTTTGATGTGTAGCCCATTGAGTAACACATCGAAAAGGAATATCATATTCATTTGATACGCGATTCATTTCTTTCCATGCATTAAATAATGCAGATTGTTTTGTTAATACAAACGTATACTGTAAATTTTGCGGATCTGGAATTACTTTAGGTTTTTCAAAATCATGTAAATATAAATTCGGATATTTGAGTTTTAAATGATACGAAAGAGGTAATAAATTCCAGCATTGATGAAAAAATGCCCAGAAATCAGCTCTGTCACTCCAACGCAAATAATCCAAAATATCTTCATATGCTTCAAAGGGTGCATTTTCTAGAAATAATGGCAAGTTTTGATGGAATAAAAGACCAGCTAGATTCGCATCTTTTGTTTCAAGATCAAGTTCGTCATTATCATTCCAATTTTCAAATAGTGTAAACCATGCAGCTCGAATCGCCACATGAATATTTTTATCCATTTCATCTTTTACTTTTACAGAAGAATTATCTTGATATATTAAACTCTGAGATACTTTACGAATGTCCCCCAAATTATATAAATGATCTGGTATATCCTTTTTAAAAAATTCGATTAATTTCTCTTTTTTTGGCATATTTACATAATGTACACAGCAGTTTTTTAAAAGTTGTTGCATAATACGACCTTCCAGCACATTACAGATTAGAATTAATGGACAATCATCTATAAAGTTTCTTTTTGATTTAAGATAATCGAGTAGTTCTTGCAAACCTCCTTTTTCACCTTGAGATAACCCATCCATTTCATCTAAAAGTACAACGCGTCCATTTGGAGTAGTTGGATGAATCCATTTTGAAACACCCGTTTCAACAAGAAGAGGCATAATTGTTTGCCGAAAAGATGAACCGGTTCTTGTGTGACTTGCGTTAAATTCTTGAATCCAATATTTTGCTTGTTTACATACTCTATATACCATTGTTGTTTTACCAACACCAGGTGATCCAATTAATAAAAATGCAGGGTGCGATCGTACTTTGATCCATTTTAACATAGCTTCTTCAATTTCAGGATGAAGACATGTTGTGTCGGATTCCGGTAAACTTGTGCGAACCATTAATAGACTTTATTGGTATTTCTTTATATTCTAAATTAAAAGTAATGAAGAACGAACTATTGTTTCGAATTATAAAAATATTCGATATAGGATACGTTACGATATTATATTTTTTATCAGCTATCTTTTTATCAAAAATATTCGATATAATATATGGAACGTTTGATGAACATAAAGAAAAAATGAAAACGATGTTTCGACAAACAATTGAATTAATATTTATGATGTGGGTATATGGTGTTGTAATATATATTGTTAGAAATCTTATAGAATTAATACCATCTCCTTTTGATGGTATACATGGATTTGATCATATTCGTTTGGGTGAGCTTAAAAATGCTCCCGTTTTTATATTTATATTTTTATTTTTTCAACAATATTTTCGAAGTAAAATAAATTTATATTATAATAATTTAACCGAATAATCGATTGGATAGGAATGGACTTTTCCAAAAATATTTCTATGGAGGGCAATTTTCCGATCCAGGAGATCCAGGTGACATAGGTAATCCATTTGTAGTTATACAGCTTTCGCCGTTTGTGATACCTTCCCATGTTACACCGAAATAAATAGCTCTTTGGCATAATTCTGTAATTCTTCCAGCAGGATCTGAACTTTTTGTTTCAAGCGAAAAATAGTAATTGTCTCCTGTCGGAACACTATCTTTAGGAAAAATAGACAATGCCCCGTTTTTACTTACACCAATTGTATCAATGCAAGTATTCTTCTTTTCCCCATCTTTATCACGTTGGTAATATGTAAGATAATCAGGGCATGTATTAATGGTGGGAGGCCATGAAACCGGAGTTTTAGAAAACAATGAATTTGGGCCGAACCATTTAATACCGAAAATAATGAATATTAACATAGATCCGATAAAGAAAATCATGGTTGTGGTGGATTTGCCAGTTTCATTCAGTTTTTTGGAACCAAATCCGATAATAAATACAGCTACAATAATATAAATTAATATATATATATTGAACATTTCTATTATGTTAGTATTAAAAATATTTGATTGGATTTTTTTCAATGAAATATTTTATAAAACGAAAAGATTTTTACATTTGGCCTCCAAGAAGAGATGATAGAGAATTGGTTACAAGAGCATTTCCTGCAGCATTCGATGGATAACTACCTCCAATCATAATGGGAACATAGTAGCTATTGAATCCCTTGTCACCAGTATTACCAGCAGAAGGAAAAGTTCCAGCGGCCTGTCCGTTTACACCAAACGTTAGACTAGTCAAGGTAGGACTCAAACACTGGACTTGACGAAAGTATCCAGCGATCGCAGTAGTAGTAGGAACACTTACAGAGGAACTAACAGTTGCCTTTACAGTCTTACCCATATCTCGTATAATAACTGGAGAGGCGCTGGGAATACCAGTCATACCTGCATTAGTAGCAGCTTGCGAAAGAGTAACCATAAATCCAACGTCATTTGCATAGTTGCCTACAACGTTACCAGAACCAGAAACCAAAACATATAGATCACTGGCAGAATAAGTGTACAGATGCTCCCCAGGAGCGCGTTGTTTCAAAAAACTCTGAACAGATGACATTTTTATATTCAGAGCTTAGAAAAAAAACACGGAGTATAGAAATATGTCAGCCGGTGCTCCAATAAATCCTGATTTCAAACTCCCGTATACCGCCTATGGGTATGGAGGTCAAAATGGCAGAGTCAATTTAGATTCTAAAATATCCGTACCGGATTTGGGATTTAATTATCCAACCGAATCCGAAAATACTTTTGCAGGCGATATGCTCCGGGGAAACTGGGACCATACCGTTCTTTCTGATACTTTTTTTACACGTAGCAACGCAAATAAGATCCAAGCAGAAATCAAAAAAGAGGTTTACCGTATGAGTGGAACCAAAAAGTATGTTATTGATAATCAAGATATAGATGAACTTAAAATGATTATGCGTGCAATGTATTTACAATATGCTAAAAATAATACTTTTAACATAGAAGGACAGATAAACGAATTAAATGATCTCGTTGTTAAATGGGCTTCTCCCCGTATTATGTCGGAAATAGAATCATATAATTACTATCTAAATGATATTTCGCACTTACCGGTTCCTTTACCTCAGCCGATGCATATGTCGTCGGCGGGTACGAAGTCGCTTCCGTTTCAACCTATGATGTAATTTACGGGACTTTTTTGGATTTTTGTATTTTCCACCACTTAAATCTTCATTCTTCATTAGATCTTGTTTTTCTTTTTCCAACATATATAACCTGTGTTGTATATTTTCTCGTAGTTTTTGTTTAAGAATCTTATACTTGTCTCTCATTTCTAGAGTCCAAAGTCCAATTGTTCCTTTTGGATCTTTACCCGCATTTTTCACTCTTCCATAAATATTACGTACACTTCCCATCATCCTTTGTGTAAGTGGACGATTATTGGGGACACTCATATTTCTTCTTTCATTATTTCTTATTTGTATTTCTTTTTGTTCTAATTCATACGCAGCTTTATGCATGATATCAATAAAAAACGCTTTACTAACTTTATCATCATTCATATTATTTGATTTAATATCTAAACCAATATTTTTTAAATATACAAATGTTACAATCTTATTATCTGGTATAGATAATAAATTAGATGTTATATCGTATAATTCATCTCTGGACTTTAATGTAAGACTTTTTAACATATCTTCTCTTTTGTTTATTTCATTGTTTATTTCATTTAACATATTATCACTGTTCATACCCACCTTTAAAGGTATATCCATTGATTTTAAAGATTCAAAATTTATATTCTTATTAGATAAAATAGTATGTATGTTTTTTAACTTATCTAATGGTAGATAAGATATTTGTATTTTAAATATCTCCAAATTATCATTCATCTATACTTATACCTCACATTTTAACAACAGGCCGTTTCCGTTTAATTTCCGATTTTGCAACCGAGACAGAATCGCTCAGCCGTATGTTACTCATCTCTTTCCAACATTTCTCAAAATCATCCAAATCCGATAACCATAGTGAATTAGCCGTTTCTGCTTCTAGCCTGTCGATTTCTGATTGTTTTTCCGAAACTTGTTTATCTAATTCAATCACTGCCGATTGTTTCACACGATCAATACGCATTTTTACACAGTACTCATAAGAATCATATTCATCTGGCTTTTCCATATTTGATAGCGCAGGAATATCACACTCTTTTAACCCTTTCACAATTTCCTCATCGGATTTTTTCTGTAATACAAGTCGATCATCCAAAATTGCCTGGATAAATCGCCGTTTTGCATCCAATTCTGTAATCTGTTTTGTAAGTGTTTCCAAAATGCTCAAACGACGCTCTTCGTATTTTGGAAGACGTGTTTCAACAAATTTCTCTAAAATGTCACCAACCGTTTTGTATTTTACAATATTGAAGTCGACATCGAAACAAGTCATATTCGTCGTTTTCCATGAACTGGTCAACTTAAATTTCTTCTCGAACTTTTCTATATCTGCAACAATCGTATCATATCCATACTCTGTAAAGTATAGAATGAATTTCACATCAATATCATTGTACAAATCGTCAAATCCTTTCAGTCCAATCGGCTCGCCGTCTGAAGCGGTACTTTTGTTACTACCCGTTTCACACTTTTTAGCCTCTTTTTTTGCATCTTTCGATTTCTTGTCATCATTTTCACATAGTTCATCCAAGAACGCTTTATAGTTTTTCGTCCAAGTCCCAACTGGTAATTCGGTAATGGTTATCGTCTTTTTATTTTCATCGCATTCATAAATACCTTTTGTAATCCACGTATTGTCATCACTGCGAATTGTTTTACCTTTAAATCCCCACCACCAAGGATCAAATGGTCTATCCTCAAGAGTCTCAATTTCTCCAGTTAATCGATGACGCAACAGTGTAATAACATCCTGTGGATTATGCGGAGGAATATTGGTAGAATAACCTGTACCAATTCCTACCGAACCATTGATTGCAAGTAAAGGTACTACAGGCAAGTAGTATTCGGGCTCTACCAAATCTCCATCATCATCAATATGTTTTAATAAACACGCGTCTTCTTTTCTGAAGATTTTCCAAGTAATATCTTCCAAATAGGTGTGAATGTAACGTGGAGAAGCAGCATCGGCTCCGCCCAATAAACGAGATCCCATTTGCCCCACAGGTCTAAGTACATTAATATTGTTGGACCCTACAAAGGTTTGACACATTCCAACAATGGTACTCATGAGCGAGGCTTCCCCATGATGATACGCAGCATGTTCTGAGACATAACCAGCGAGTTGTGCTACTCGAATCTCATCTTTCAAGTTACGCTTAAAACAACTATACAGGATCTTGCGCTGGGATGGTTTCAAGCCGTCAATCAAGTGAGGCAAGGATCGAATATTATCTGCATTGGAGAAGTGTATGAGTTCGTTGTTGACAAACTGAGTATATGGAGCTTTACCTTCCAATGGAATGAGCATTCGAGTTGGATCATATCGACTCAGCCATTTCTTGCGATCATCGGCCTGCTTTTTGTTAAATGCCATATTAATCGATTCATCCGTTTTCTCATCCCATATATACTGAATTTCATGCAAGTCTTTGAACCATTCACGGGCTTCTGCGGGTGTACTCGTACCCAACCCTTTATAATATTTAATCTTCCAGCCCGTCAATGAGTTCTTTTCTTTCCATGCGTTAAACTCAGGAATCGAATAGAATGAAACGGTGGATTTACCTTTAAGGGCTTTCAAAATAGGAGTTAATAAAGTACATAAGAATCCAGATTTCAAGAGTCCAGGCCATTCTGCATGAAATAAATTCATTAACAAGCCTTTAATATGGGAACCATCGTGATCTTGATCAGCCATCACCATGACACGACCATAACGTAATTCCGAAACATTTTTATAGACTTTTCCTTGTTCTAATCCTAAGATCTTTTTAATGGCAGTGAGTTCTTCATTTGCATTGAATTTCTGAATGGTAATATCACGCACATTGAGTAGTTTACCTCGAAGAGGAAATACCCCCCATTTTTCACGACCGACTTCTTTCAAGCCCGAAATGGCAGAAGTGGCTGCTGAATCTCCTTCTGTTAATATGAGAGTGCATAGATTTGATTTCGGAGTCCCTGCAAAGAGCGCATCTTCCAATTTAGTAATACCACGAATGGTAGAGCGCTTTTTACCATCGGTCTTTTTCACATCACGCAATGATTTTGCTTCCAAAATGTGTTTGGCTTCGTCCAATAATCCCAGTTTTACCAAGTTTTGGACTAGTTTTCCACTATAATCGGCACGAGATCCAAATTCAGATGCAGGTGTGGTAAGAAACTCTTTACTTTGGCTGTCAAAGCTCGGATTCACAATGGTCGAATTAATAAATAACACCACGGAATTTTTGAGTTGCCCTGGCTTGATATCCACTTTTTTCGTTTTTGCAATTTCACAGAAATCGGATAGAACTTTTCGAGTCACGGTTTCCACGTGTTTCCCTCCCTTTTTCGTATTGATTCCATTTGCAAATGATATATGTTTGTCTTCAGGAAGTTCCTCTTCGTCTGAGTACAAGTGTCGAGCTAAAATAACACCGACTTGCCAACGAGGTCCACATTCTTCATAGGCAAATCCAGTCATTCCATCACGTAAGAATAATTTGATGAATTTCTCAAAATTGTTATTCAACACAACAGTTCCATTCCAAGTGACTTTTACATCTTTGCCGACAAGTGAAGCAAGTTCAACGGTTCGTGTGTGAAAGACTGAAATCATGTCATCAATGATTCCTGATTCTTGAAATGCTCCTGCAAACCGATTTTTATCAGGTGTGAAAGTGACTTTGACTAAGCCTTTTGAACCTGCATACTTTTTGATGCTGGGTTTTTCCACTTTATACATGTTGTCGGACCAGGTTTGAGAATAGCACTTGCCTGTGGTGGGATGTTTAATGTCGACTGTGAATTTGTCACTTAAAATATTTGTACAATTATGAGTGACTGTAAAATCATTAATCAGAAAGCGTTCATTTCCATTAATTTTAATACCGACAAAATCATCTATTCCTGCGTCACGAATGGTTAAGAATCCAGTACTCTTTGATGTATTTTTATCAATAGTAGACGCACATTTTTTGCGTGGTAAAAGTGTAGGAATATCTTCTAAGCCCATTCCTGAAATATTCATATTATGAGCTTCTCCTTCTTTCTTTTCGCCATTATGTGTCCAAGTCGTATTTTTAATGGTCGTATGACAAGCAAATCCTAATGAACGAGCCAGATACACAATGTCATTTGCCAACTGTGTATGATTTAAACCTTGTGTTATTGTAATACGAGTTCCATTTCTTGATACATGTCCATCTGTGTCAATTATACCAGCTAGAACTGCCAATCGTGTTTCACGATCATTCATTAAATATTCTCTAGGGATGTGTTTATTCTTGATTAAATTGTATTCTTCAAGTTGTTTCTTAAGAGGTGCACAACCCTTTTTCCCTTTATTGCTTGTACAACTGAAATTATAATCATATTTCCCAGTTTTCTTTAATGTTGCATCATTCTCTTTACACCAATCTTCAATGTATTCAATAATCTGAGGATCTTTCTCTCCATAACAAGCATATCTATATCCTGTTTGACATCCATCTCCTAGCCAAAGACCAAGCATATATGGATCCAGTTCAACACATTGCCGAGGCCATTGTACACATTTACCTCGAACACCAGCCAATCTCTTTTTAGTAGTTTCATTAAGAGCCATATATTCTTTGATGCTTATATCAAATACGTTATTGTCTGGAATATTTTCGCAAAATTCTTCTAATTTTTTACGATTCAGACGATTGTCTTCCGATTCGACAGGCCGTTTGATGGGAGAATTGCGAGCAGTTTTTGGAACTTCTGTATTAGGATGCATTCGTCTATAGTGTCTTTTAAGATGGCTATGTAATTCTATGTTGCATTCAGGACATTTTATTTTAATAGCACTGTTTATGTATTTATGTCCAATTTTCTTATTTTCATGATCCCACCAAACAACAGACCAGCCATTTTTATGTGTATTCCAAAATATAACTTTATGGTCAGGCATGTGTAATGTTAGAATATGTTCATCATTTACAGTATAGGGTAGACCATGAGCCTGTTGTACTTCATACATTTGACCTTTGCCGCGAATGGTATTAAGAACCGTGCGAGGAAGTCCATCATCGCCAATCAGGATGTCTCCAATTTTAATTTTATCAACTGTTTTTATTTCGGACGTCCAAAGTAGAACTCTAGTATCAAAACGAAAACATTTGCTCCCGTACCCATTTTTACCCCCTACAATCTTTTCTTCCCCTTTATCGTAGTTACTTGAGGTCAATAAATGTCCGAAAATGAGTTCAGGAATCATGACACCCGTTTCAGGATCTTCTTGGATAGGAATGCCATCACCATCATTTTCAACGGAAATAGTTGTATCTCCATTCAATGAATGAACATTTATATCAATATGTTTAATCGGTGTCATACCAGCAGTTGTCGTGGAGCGTATAAATTCATCACGTGCATTTACAATGATTTCATCGAAGATTTTGTAAAGTCCTGGATTGAATTGGAATTTTCGCCACACCATTTTATTGGACGTGGAGTCAAAGATCCATCGAGTTTCCTCGTTCGTTTTCGTACTACCAACATATGTATCTGGAAGTTCCAGAATATGTTGGTGGTGCGTATGTTTCTGATATTTGCGCATTGTTTTTGTAGTTGTTACATTCTTTAAATTGGCAATCTGATAATCAAATTTTTTATAACTTAAACGATACGATTAATATTAATATAAAATGGTATTTGGACCTCATATTACTCTCGACTTGTCAGGGTGTAATATAGAGAAGCTCCGAAATTTGCAACTCCACTTTGATTTATTAAATACATTGCCTGAAAAAATAGGAATGACTAAGATCACACAGCCATATGTATTTCCATATAGTGGATTAGTCCCAGAAGATAAAGGCATTACAGGCATTGTTATTATCGCAGAAAGTCATATTTCCATTCATTCATTTGAAGAAAAGAATTACTGTTTTGTAGATATTTTTAGTTGTTGCCCATTTAATACACAGAAAGCAATTGATGTAATTTTAGATACATTTGAACCAGCATCCCATAAAATTAATATTGTAGAAAGAGGTCTTGATTTTCCGAGAAATTAAAAAAAAAGCAATAATAAGAATGGCAACAAATTTACCGTCGCAATTTTTTGATTCGATATCATCATTTTCTGCATCAGCTGGCAAGAATCTAAATGATTCATATTCAAATGTTGTACGTGATAGACTTTCTGTTGGAGGTAGACGGACGAAAAGAACCAAAAGGACGAAAAGGTTCAGAAGGACCAGAAGAACAAAAGGAGGGTTTGTTCCATCCGTTATGGGGGGATTTGTAGGAGCCGTATCAAAATATATCGTTCCTATTGCATTGTTTGCTGGTTACAAGTTGATGACTCGCAAAAAGGGCAAAAAAGGGAAACGTTAAAAATGCGTCTAGATCAATAATACATCCAATTCCGGACAACCGGAGAAAATACAAAAAATACTAGTCTAAAGCAATCAGAGCGAATTAAACACAATGAGTGTGTCTGTCCGTTCAAACGCGAATGGTAATCTTTTTGAAATCCGTACTGTACAATCCGCAGCTTTTCGAACATTAATTGAAGCTCTCAAAGAGATTCTAACAGAAGCAAACTTGGAATTTGATTCGACCGGTATTAAAGTGATTGATGTTGACGAAACACATACCGTATTAACATATTTGCGGCTCAATGCAGAAAAGTTCGAATATTTTTATTGTCCCGCGAAATATGTTCTCGGTATCAATATGATTTATCTTTTCAAGCTTATCAAGACATTAAGTAATAATGATAGCTTGACTCTTTTCTTGCCCGCAAATAATCCAAATAAATTGGGAATTCGTGCAGAAAATGCAGAAAAAAGAACGATTAATACATGGATGATGAAATTGTTCGATACAAATGTGGAGCATATTGAATTTCCAAATATATCATTTACATCTATTATTAATATGCCATCAACTGATTTTCAGAAAATATGCCGTGATTTTAATGCACTAGCAGAAAAGTTAGAAATTACGAGTTCAAATTCAGATCTAATTTTCAGATGTGTAGGAGATTTCGTAGATGGTGAAACGGTGATAATGTCAAATAATCAAAGTGGAATTGAAGTAGAACGTAATACGAGTGAAATTGTACAAGGTATATTTGAACTTAAATATTTAGTTCTTTTTACGAAATGTACGAATTTGTGCACTAGTACGCAAATCCATCTTAAAAATGATTATCCGCTGGTTCTTAAATATATGGTTGCAAATTTGGGAGAAGTGCGCCTGGTTTTAGCTCCGCAGAAGCAAAAAACAGAAACAGGGAGGGCACAAAAAGTATAAATGGAGGGGAATTTTTTTTATTACATCTTCTTTTGAACAAACGGGGTATATATAACTTCATTATTACTGGGAATATTAATATCTGACGGACTGTAAAACTTTTGGGCATCTGTATTCCAAAGTTTGATAATATTAAATCCACGTTTAGGACTTATAGTAATACCGTTAATACGATTCTCTGGAGATGTAACAGATCCGAGCATTGCACCAATAATGAAATCCAAATATGCATCATGTGCTTCTTTTTTGGGATAACGAAAGGAATAACATCCACCTCTGATATTTTGAGAACTTTCCCAAAGAGGTGGCGAAGGATCCCTCATCATAAAGAACATTCCATCTGATAAATATTCAATATTGAGCGCTTCCATAATATTCCAAAAGTCATTCCATGTTTTCATAGGACCAAGACTTACAAACGTATTAAGTGTCCATTTTGTTTCTTCTGGAGAATGGAAATACATAGTCCATGGCCCAGTAGGTATAAGAGAATTCTTGGAAATATCGGCTGGAGATGTCATATTAGCTATTATGCGATATACAGTCTTTAAGTCGATATTTAATTCAATTTTTATTATATAATTTATTATTTTTAATAATAAATTCGTCGTTCAAATTCAGAATCATATCATTTCCCATATGATCAATTACGCTAAATGTAATATTATCTGTATTAAACCATTGTTTTTTATATGCACACCAAGACATAAATAATATACGCAATGTAGGAAGATCTCTATCTATATTAATAGACAACTTTTCAATAAAATCATCTATTTCATATTTATTATCGTCAATATTAATGATACAAGATAACCATGATATTTTACACTTGATATAATTGGATGATGCAAATGTAAGTGTATTATCATAATTATCATATACCCATGATATTACTATATGATTTGTTATATTATTTAAAGA